TTTTACTAACACTCCTTTTCTTACATATAAAGAACTTATTGACATCTTATAGATAATGATGTAAAATCATAGTAATATTAAATAGTATTATGTTACAGAAAATAGTAAATGGAATCGCTATTGCAAGTGGTGTTATATCTCTCACCGTTGTTGGTATTGGCGGTTACGTATTCATACGCAAGGATGCGATTATCGATAGCGTCAAAGGCAAGGTAATGGAAGCAGTCACCGATAAACTTGGTGGTCTTGGAGACCTTGGTGGTGGAGCATTGGGTGGAGTTACTGGAGGATTAAGTTTACCTGCACCATCTAACCCTGTTGCATCACCAGATGAACCTACATCACCTATGTCACCAATACCATTAGGTTTCTAAGGATTAAGTGTCTATATATAATATAGACATACCGATCCCATGGCTGAAGCAGTTAAAAAAGAAGAAGTAAAATCTAAAGGTCCTCTAGGTAAAATAAAAGAGGCAATGGATGATAAAGAAGAGCAGATGGCAATCCTGAGTACTTTTGTAAGACTTGGGATTTTAATCTGGGCAGGTGGAATATTAACTCTAAATTATGTTACTTTTCCTGGCTTTGCAAAACAGGATAAGATTGATCCAACTTTCATAGCTTCGGTCTTTACAGGGGTCCTAGCTACTTTTGGTGTTGAGGCAGGTAAGAAAAATGGAAAATCAAGTGCATCATCTGGAGGAGCAAACATATCTAAGAAAGATATGGAGATGCTTATAGATAAAGCAACTCAAGCAGCACCTGCACAAACAATCAGAATCGAGCAAGCACCAATGGTTCTCGCTCCTTCAGTACCACCTAAGAAAGGATAATGGAAAAGCAAGTGAAATGGGGTAAATGGTTCGCCTTGGGATTAGGTGGACTCATTGGATTATCCCACATTGGTATGATAGGTTCTTTATCAAATCGTCAAAGTAAATTACCAAGTATCAACTTACCAGTTGGTCCTTATACATCATATGAAGCAGAAGTCGGACATAATGGATATAAGATAAGTTATAAGGCAAACGATCCAAAAGTAATGCGTGTGGAAAGGGATAGCAATACTAAAGGTGGGTTTCTTGGATTGGCTAACAACAAAGTTAAAGTCGTTGAGCAATACACGATGGACGGTTCAATTCACAATAAACCAATCACAGTTAAAGAAGGAAACGGAAAATCAGAAGCTTGTATCAAAGCAATCGGAGGTGCAGAAGGAACAGGAAGACTCGTGGGTTCCAGTATTGGTACTGCTGCTGCTCCTGCTCTCTCTAATATTCCCTTTGTTGGTTGGGTTGCTGCTGGTTGGGTAACAATGTTTAGTGGAAATCAAGGTGCAGATATTGGTGGAAGTATGGCAGAAAGTATGAGTAAAGATTGCTAGGTTGCAAACTATATAATATAGTGTTATAATACAAAACACAATGACAAACCAACCTATGGATAATTCCAACTGGAGAGAAGATTACAAAGGATATAAACATTTGAATAAAAAGCAAAGAGATTTATTAGAGAATGGGCCTAAGAGTCTATCTCAATCTTGGTTGCTCGGTGCGATGTATCAGGAATGGAAAAGAATGCGAGGATATAAAGAACCAGATACTGAAAATAAAGGACAATTACAATCATCACTTAAAGAGTTTTTTAGCAAAACAAGATAATCATAGTGTGGGAGTCCACACAATAATGCGTATTTTTACCTAGTATGTTATACTAAATATTAGTGTACTGGAGTTGAAACTATCATGTCCCATTACGTTATTGGTTATCACGACCTACAAAACAATCATTACGAAATCTGCGAATACGCAGATGACGCATACAACGCAATAAAACAAGCAAGAGAGGATCTGCCTGATATGAAGGCAAGTCCTCTTTCTTGTGAATATTGTCTAAAAGAGGATTAAGATGAACGGAAGATTAGATAAGGTTGCGATGACAGACAGACTTATGAAACTCAAAAGAGAACTACACTATAAGTGTGAGATCGGAGAGAAAGGTGAATGGGAATGTAATGGAGCAAATGAATATCTTAATAAAACTTTTGCTATACTAGATGAATATTGGCAATGACCAATAGATTTAAAGAAATACTTCCTCCTCATATTGAAGAAGAAAAGTCTCATCCAGAGTTAATTGGTTTACTAATTTTAATATTAGGTGTACTTATCATTGATATAGTTGGATATTATCACGGTAACATGACATTACTTGAAACCCTAAAAAATTTGTGATTAAATAAAAGTAATTACAATACTTTTATGCTATCAACACAATATCGTCTTCGACTTGAAGGCATCTGCAAAGCAATCGCAGCAGGACAAGAAGTAAGTTTAGAAGATATGATATGGGCAGAGAAATTATCAAAAGCAAATACATCTGCAAGAGGCATGTTAAGTTCAGCAAGAAGATTAAAAACGGATGAAGACTCAACTTTTCTTAAGTACTTGGATATAGGAGACTCTGATCCAAGGAAACATAAAAAGGGTTTCGGTGGCGCAGATGATATAGCAGATTGGTTTAAGAATGATAGATCAGATGACTGGAGACAGCGTGACTGAATATGAAAAGAGAGCACTCGATCCATGTTGGCAACACAAACAAAAATGTGTTGCCATGTTCACCCTCGATTCACACAACACTAGCTACTTATATTGTAGAGAAGATGGAACATATTACTGGCAACATTGTAGAAAGGACGCGGAAGACGACATCTTCATAGATGCAGATCAAATACAATTAGATATGTTTGGAGACCCATACTTATCTAAGGACTTTATCATGAAAGCAATCTTGTAAGTATAAATACTTATAGAGAAAAAGAGGCATTATGAAAGACTTACCAATTAAATCAACAACTATTTTATTTGGAGTAGTATGTATAGCAGTTTTTACTTCTATTAATTATGCATGGGTATGAAACAATTTAATACATGGGTGTTAGACACCACAATTTATATCTTAGACTTTCTCTACAGAGGTAGAGAGTTCCAAAGATTTTGGGTATTAGAAGTAATCGCAAGAGCACCATACTTTTCATTTATCAGTGTGTTACATTTTCGTGAATCTTTAGGACTTCGTGGTGAGGATCACATATATCTAATGAAGGAACATTTTTATCAGGCACTCAATGAAACAGAACATCTGGAAGAAATGGAACTTAGGGAAGGCAATAAGTATTGGATCGACAGGTTCTTTGCCAAGCATCTTGTTCTTCTTTATTATTGGATCATGGTTGCTTACTATCTTATCAATCCTATTAACGCTTATGATATCAATATGAAGATTGAAAAGCATGCGTATGAAACATATGTTAAATATAGTGCATGGCATCCAGAAGATAAAAAGATAGCAGAAATAGCACAGGATGAATTAGATCATTCAAGAGAGTTAAGGAAAGCAATGTTGATGATTGCATAATGGAAGTAGTTCATAGTGTAAACATTATGATTTTATTACTATTGATTTCTGTGTCAATTGTGATATACTATATACTGAGATACGATCATTTCTTTCCAAATGGCTAAAAAAGAGAAACCCCGTGAGTATGCAAAAGATAGAATGGAATACTTTCGTGAGTTTCATAGGGTGATTGCACCAGTGGTTGTTTTAAAAAAGGATGAATAAGTTAGCAATAATCCCAATATTTTTTCTAACAATGTGTGGCACTGCACCAATAACAGATGATCCTGCACACGCATTTGAATTAGAGATAGAAGAGAGTCAGTGGAATTATGTTTATGATGCAATAGAATATATTAAGGCAGGTGAAAGAGAGAAGAAAATGACCGATCCTACTGACGTTATAAATAAAGCACTAATGGAGTTTAACAATGGGAGCAATGGTTCCACCGAGCAGAAAGAGCTGCTACAACTTCCGAGTGACGGAGATTAATCGTGTTCTTGACGGGGATACTATTGATGTCACCATTGATCTTGGGTTTGATTTATACAAGAAAGAAAGAGTTAGAGTTGCAGGAGTTGATACGCCAGAGAAAAGAACAAGAGATCTGGAAGAGAAGGCACTGGGAATAGATGCCACTAACTGGTTGAAAGAAAAATTAGAAGGAGCAATTGATGGAGATGATGAACTCACTATTAGAACTGAACTCAAAGGTGGCGTGGGTAAGTATGGTAGGTTGCTTGGTTGGTTATACATTGGCGATGATGCTTTATCGCTCAACGAAAAAATGATTGATGAAGGATATGCATGGGCATATGATGGTGGCACAAAACAAAAAGACTTTGAAGAACTACGTGAGATACGTAGGTCTTTTGGCACACTATTAGAGGGTTAAAATGAAAGCAGCAGTCAAAGGTTTTAACGGAGGTATATGGGCATTCCGTTTAGTATTCGCAGTTGTCATAGCAGAACTTCTTATCGTTGCAGGTGCAGTGGTAGGATGTTTTGAAGAGCAGATCTGCTCTGATGCAGACACACAAGCAATCAAAGAAACGATGCAAGGTTTAGCAACTAAGTCATTCGCATTATATGCTGCCGAAAAAGGCATCAAATCTAATTCTAAGAAAGAAGAAGAATGAAGAACATCTTTAATATTATGTCAGCAGCATCGTTCACAGGTGTTGTGTTCCTCATTAGTATGACTGTCTATGCTAATATGACAAGACAGGCACGTATTGATGAGAACAGAGAGTACATCAAAGGTGTCATAGAAAAACAAGTTTATCAATCAATACAACTTACTATGCCACCAGTGACAGGTAATGTAAATGTCGGAAATAAATGAAATCAATGTTCCAAATATTGTAATACCGAAGTTTGGTACAAATGAGGTATGGTTAAATGGTGTGCCTTTTGTTCCAAGTAATCACCCATCAGTAACTACACAGATTGGATTTCCGATTGTGGAAATACCTGGTTGTGTTAAGATGCACAAGGACAATCAGGATAAGGTTTCGGGTTTACCTTTTGATAAAGATCTTGTAAATCAAGATGAAAAGGGATCTACAACTTTATGTCCACATGGTGAATATCCAACATATGATGCGATGGAATATACACCAGAACAATTAATCATACAAAGAGAAACTCCACCACCAGAAGTTGCACCACCACCAGAAATTGATCCACCAGAACTTCCTGATACAGGTGATATTGGTGGTAAAGAAGAAATTGCTTGTCCTGGTCCAGGTCAGTTAAGAGTTGGTGATATCACGCAGTCAGGTGATGAAAGAGTAGTCGGTCATGAACTGAGTGCTGATGGTAAAACCTGTGTAACCTTATATGAGGATACTTCTCCAATTGAAAAATTTCTTCCGTCTACAAATCAGGCAACAACAACTCTTGCAGTCGCAGTGATTGCAACAGCAGGTGCAGCTGCGACACCATTAATATTAAGAGTAGTTAAACCGATACTTAAAAAATTATGGGATACGATACAGAAAAAATTAGGTAAGAAAGTAACACCACCTACTCGTTCAGAAATAATAGCTAATGAGTATCGTCAGAAAAAGGGTCTTCCTCCTCTGAAAAAGAAATAGACATATCATTTAAACCATCTACTTCTGATGGAGTTTCAATTATCTTTGGTGTTGGTTGAGTAAATCCATCCCAATCTTTTTTAATCTCTTCAACTTGTCTATCAACATCTCTCATTGTATTTTCAATTTTAACATTGATCCATACTTTTTTAAGATATGCAATAAGTCCTAATGCAAGAAAAGAGATAGGAAACTTTTGTTTTTTTGCCCATCTCTCTGCTTTCGCATACCAAGGATCTACACCCTTACCAAATTGTTTTTCAAATTCTACCTTCATGGATTGCCTATTGAAATCTCTTTTAGATCACTTGCATCACCAGTTGGTAATGTAGTTGGTAATGGTTTATGTTCGATTGTATGATTATGCTCTGCAACTACACCTGGTGGATTGACTAATACTACGTCAGCACATACCTTATAGTATGGTGAGTTTGGATGGAACATAATTCCAGCCTTCATTAATTCACCACAGTTCTTTAATCTTGCAATCTCAAAATCTAATCTTTTATTTGCCACACTCTGTTCCATTAATGCAATATTCGCAGCAGCTGCATCTTTACACTGTTGTTGTAAGTCTTTATCTAATGGTTTCGACCAAGTAGCAGAGATACCTAATGATACTGTACTACTATCTTTCTGTCCTGTACGAACTGGTTTATAATACAAAATCTGACCTGGATTATCTGGCACATCGTCATTATTTGCGTCTACGTTATTATACACAGGGTCTTGCCAATATTCTTCATAAGGACGTTTGATGGCGATATTACCTGTTAAGAACGGTGTAACGTTCATGGTAGGACCTTGACACTGTATGCCATTTCCATAAGTATTCGTTATATACGGACCTTGTAAAACCTGTATAGCTTGATTTGTGACGCTTCCAGAACTGTTTGCCACTGGATTTGCTGTCGCAGAGACACCACCTATATCACTCGCAAATGTAGGTGATGCAGAACCTAACAAACAGATCGAAATCAGTTTGAGAAGGTGCTTGTTGTATTTGTTACGCTTTGTATAGTTGTCGTGCGATTTATGATTGTATGATTTGAAAGACCTGGGCCAGAATAACTTTCTGTAAATTGAAAGGCTTCTCCTGGTGTTGTTATCGTGAAGTTTGGTTTGTTGCTTAGATCCAAGTTCGTCCATGTTGAAGTCACTCCATTTAATGTATTACTATTTCCTGTTGTATTAGGAGCAGAAATAGTACCCCCATCGTGGGATATATTTGTACCAGTTATCACATATTGATAACCAGTATCATAATTCATTGAATTAATTGTTTCAGTTACGGTAGATGTTGTCTCCGTGTTGCTGGTCATTGAGCCCTGGGTAAAATTAGGAACCACAGGAACAGCATTCACAGTCCTCGCACTCGCAAGGGCAGACACACCCACAACAATCGCAAGTAATCTCTTCATTACTCATCATTGAACGGTCAACTCATTGACGAATTGGCCAGTCGCCACAGTACCAGCTCCGCCAGCTGTTATTGTCATAACTCCTGCTGTTGTGATTGTACCAGCTAAATCACCAGCTGTTCCTGCAGCTGTTGATACTTGGTCTGAGAAGTTACTTACAGCACCGACTGATGGTGCAGATTGTGATACTGCATCACCTTGAATGTAGGTTTGGCTATAGCTGAAACTGGCGCCAGGAACATCCTGTGTTGCAGCAATCGTGCCAGGAGCCATAACTCCTGATGTGATAGTACCAGCAGACACTGTGTTAACAGTTGTACCATCTGTTGTATCCACACCATTTCCAGAAACTGAGTAGCTTGAGCCGATTCGCTCAACCTGAGTGGCTGCGGCATTTACTTGTAACTGAATACTACTTGATAATTTATGTGTAATATCAGCCATCACAGGGGAACTAAATCCAGTCAATAATAATATCGGTAAAAATCTTTTCATTGTAATATACAATATTCCTAGTTTTATTTATTACTATTTTAAATTAACTTTAGGTATTGTATCCTATGATACTTGCCATTAATGTAAACATTTGTTAACATAAATAACGGAAGGTGTTTCTTTTAACACATTTCACTCCCGCTAACCAAGACCTATGGGAGGATAAATTACGTCTTCATATCCAGTAGTGAGGGATTGCTGGAAATAAGTTTCGCATCTACCCTTGATGCCCTACTTAAAAACGTCTTACTAATGACAACTTCTAACTTAACACGCAGTAGAGGTGGTATCCTACAGGGATGGCCAGAGTTCTGCGAGTGGGTAACATCAACAAACAACAGACTATATGTTGGTTGGTTTGGTGTTCTCATGATTCCATGTCTGCTAACAGCTGCAGCATGTTTCATCGTAGCATTTATTGCTGCACCTCCAGTCGATATCGACGGAATCAGAGAGCCAGTAGCTGGTTCTTTCATGTATGGTAACAACATCATCTCAGGTGCTGTAGTTCCATCATCCAACGCAATCGGTCTACACTTCTACCCAATCTGGGAAGCAGCAACAGTCGATGAGTGGCTCTACAACGGTGGGCCATACCAGTTGGTTATCTTCCACTTCCTTATCGGAATTTCTGCTTACATGGGCAGACAGTGGGAATTATCATACAGACTAGGTATGAGACCTTGGATTTGTGTAGCATATTCAGCTCCAGTATCTGCTGCCTTTGCAGTATTCTTAGTATACCCATTCGGTCAGGGATCTTTCTCTGATGGTATGCCTCTAGGAATTTCTGGTACGTTCAACTTTATGTTCGTGTTCCAAGCAGAGCACAACATACTAATGCACCCCTTCCACATGGCTGGTGTTGCAGGTATGTTCGGTGGTAGTCTCTTCAGTGCAATGCACGGTTCTTTAGTTACATCTTCTTTAATTAGAGAAACTACAGAAACAGAGAGTCAA